TCCTGTTATTGTAAATGATTCATTTATTCGATTCATAATTCCATCTAAAGGTTTTTTTCATAATAATTCTGAGATTGTATTTGAAACTGAAACCTTAGCAGATGATAAATTTTTTAGTATGGGTGTCGGTTGTATGAGTCTGATAGACAGATGTGTTTTAAAATGTGGTGGTAAAGAAATCCAGTCTATATCCGATTTTTCTCATTATCAAAGTTATAGAAGTTCCTTTTTAAGTGGTGAATCTGTTAAACAACGTGAAACTATTAAATCAGGGCGTCAGGTAGTTTTAACTCCACGATTTTCTAATGCTTTCACGATTGGAACTGGAGTATATCATAATAATTATGAATCTACTGGTTTAGCAATTATTAATAATAATGAATATCATTCTACAAGTTTAGCCGCTCCTGAATATACTAATTTACGTAATAGTCCACAAATGACAATTGCTGTTAAGGATTTATTCCCTCTATTACAGTTATCTGAAACTTTACCAACTTATTATTTAAATGATTCTAATCCATTAACAATTGAATTAACTTTATCCGCACTAGGAAAACGTTATGTTAAAAAAGCAGGAGCAGGAGCAACTAACCCCGCTATTAAAACTACTGAGATAAAACTTTTGGCAGATTTTGTATTTTATCCACAGGAAGACATGGAACGCCATCGCCAACAGAATCCTAATTTTGCTGTTGGATATGTTGATTATCAGATGGCAAAACAGACTATAACAAAAACAAGTGGTAAAAATCAGATTAGAAATATTGGAGGTGCTGGAAGAATTGTTACACGTGTTTTTAGTATGTTAGTAGATGAAACAGTTACAGAAGAATCTATTATTGGCGTTCAGAATGCTGAGGGTGTGGTATCTACCATTACAGAAGATGACTTTACTTCTGTAAATGGAAGTTTTACAACTAATATTAAATATAATGGGGAATTTTTATATCCTATTGATATTAGTAATAAAGCATTACAATTTAATTTAGTTCAAAAAGGTCAAGGTTCTCCATTATATGTTAATAAAGAAATGTATGATGGTTCAATTAAATTTATGGATGAATCTGTATTTTTTGAAGACAATCAACAGGCAACTAATTTAAGAAATCAATTTTTCTATCAGTGTCATCGCCTTAATGATAATGAAAGAATTAATTCACGTGGTATTGAGATATTTTATGAATATAATGATTTAGTAGATCAAAACTTCACTCAACGTGTTTATTTAGAATTAGTTAAAACTTTTACTATTGATGCGGATGGTTTTGCTGGTTGTTACTTTAATTAAATTATTTAAAAAAATATTTTTATAAATTATAAAATGAATAATAAAGAATTAACATATAATAAAGAATCACAACAAAAATGGTATGAAAAACGTGGAAGAGAATATTATAAAGAATATTATGAATTAAATAAAGATAAAGTTAGAGAATATCAAAAACAATATTATGAAAAAAATAAATATTATATTAGAAGAAGACAAAAAAATTATTTTCATCAAACTTATAAACATAATAAAACTTATTATGAAAATTATTATTTAAAAAATAGAAAGGAATTATTAGATAAAGTTACACATAGAAAACAATATGGTAATGGTATTGTTAATATCAAAGAAGGTTCATTTATAATATCTTTTAAATAATTAATTATTAAAAATCTTTTTTAATATTTTTACATATTCATTATCATTATTTAATTCACCATTTAAATTAAATTTATCTTCTAAAAATCTTTCTTTACAACAAGTATTATTGTTATGACAAACACAAATTATTAAATCAATAATATCAATTAATTCAACATTTTTTTCATTATGATCTATCATTTTACACCCTTCACCTGTTCCATTCTTTACAAATCCACCCATTGAATTAAAATGTTTTTTTGTAAATAACATTCCTGACTCGTGAATTTGTCTTTTTGCTGCACACTTCATAAAAGATAATTTATAATCATTTAATGGAAAAATAAATTGCATTTGATTAGAACCAACTAAATTACATTTTTTTTCTTTTAATTTAATTATAGATTTAATTAAACTATTAGGTAATAATATATCATCATCATCAATATTAAATAATAATTTATAATTAGATTTTTTAGTTAATATATTTCTTTTTTCACCAATTTTATAATGTCTATCATTTTTATAAATATAAATTGTTTTAACTCCTGTATTTTTTTCAAATTCTTTTAATTCATTATTATCTATAAATAATTTATTTTCATGATCATCAAATATTAAATGTTCTAATAAATTTTTTGGATAATTTAAATTTTTAATATTATATTGAATTAATTCTTTAAAATTTCTTCTATTATATGTTGGAGTTAAAATAGAAACTTTTGGTAATTCCATATAATATAAATAAATATTAATTATTGGAATTTTATCAAAAATTTATTTTTATTTGAATTAATTTTTATTGAATTTTTTTTTTTATTTTCATTATCTTTTATATATAATTCATATAATTTTTTTGGAGATATATTAATAGGAATTTTATCAACAAAAAAATTATTTTGATTAATTTTAGTAATGGCTTTAAATACTGAAGGTATATCTCCATATTGTGCTATATTATTACATTCATTAAATAAATCTTGTAAATCTTTAAAATAAATAAATCTTTTATTTTTAATAAACCATAATATTTCTTTACTAATTTTTATTATATTATTTTTTTGTTGAATTGTTAATTTATGTTGATTATAATTTTCTAAATAACTTATTAGTTCTTTTTTATCATCAACAAATAAATTATTATCATCAAATTCTTCATCACTTTCAACTTGTTCAATATAATCAACTAATAATAATTTTATTTGATTTTTTGTAAGATTATTTAATTCTGATACATTTGTATTAAATTCAAATAATACAATAATATTTATTAATTCTTTTTTTGAAAAACTTGTGTTAATTATAAAAGTCATTATATTGTTTTAATAGATTTTTTTTTACCTATTTTATTTACACAGGGTAAAGTATTAATATAAAAAAATTCTTTTTCTAATAATTCATTTTTACTTTCAATATTAGAACAATCTTCTAATAATTCAATTGAATAATCTCCATAGGCTAAAACCTGAAAAGAAGAACAATAATTTCTTTTAATTGGAGTATTATCATTATAACGTTTAAAATCATATACGTGTTTTGTTAATCTTCTACTTAATGTTAATTCACAAGTAGATCCAATATAAATATCATTTGAATTTTTAGATTTAATAATATATATTTTAGAATTTTTAGATAATTTATTAAAATCCCTCATTTATATTAATAAATATTTTTTTATAAAAAAAATACATAATATATAAAAAATATGTTAAGTGTTAAATATGGTATTTAATACTTAATATATAAAAATTACAAAAATAACATTAAATTTGTAAAAAATGTTATAAAAAAATTACAAAAATTATAACATATTTGTTATAAATAATGTTAAAAAACTATAAAAGCATATAAATTAATTAATTTATATGCTTAATATATAGAAAATAACACTTTTTTTATACAAATATGTTATAATTTTTGTAATTTTTTTAGAAAAAGTGTTATTTTTTGTTATTTTAAGTTTTAAATATTGTATTTAACACTTAACATCATATTTCAAATATATGTTATTATAAAAATTACAAAAAAATTATAATTATTGTAAAAATTTTATTTAATAGTATATAAATATAAAATAATATATTTATATATAATATAAATGGAAAATAAATTCTTAGAAAAAATCAAGAAAAATTTTTATAATACATTTCCCCAATTATCTGAATCTTCTAGAAAAATTGTAATTAGAAATTTATTATTATTATATAAAAAAATTAATGGTGATGAAAATATTAAATCATTAAATTTTATTTATAATAAAAATAAAGTAATAGATTCTATTAAAGATTTAAATTATTTAACTCAACGCAATTATTATCATATGTTAAATTATATTATTAAATCTAATTTAAAATCTGAAAAATCTAAAAAGATATTAGAATTTTATTTATCAAAAAGAGAAGAATTAAATAATCAATATAATACAGTTGTAGCCAAAAATGAGATGAGTGAAAAGACTCAAAAGAATTGGATCACTATGGAAGAATATGATAAAATTTTATCAAGAATTAAATTAGTAATTGATTCATTTGATTATGATGATATTAAACCAAAAGAAAGCACATTATTTCAAAAATATTTAATATTAAATATTTATAAATATCATCCAATGAGATTAGACTTACATGATATGAAAATAATTGATGAAAAAGATGATAAGGATTTATCAGATGATTTTAATTATTTTATTAAATTAGATAATGGTAATTTTAGATTTAAGATATTAAATTTTAAAACTAAGAAAAAACATAAAGAAATAATTATTGATATTAATCCTAAATTAAATGATATTATTAATAAATATTTAAAAATAAATAAATCTGAATTTTTTATAACTCAAGAAAGGAATCCAATGTTACCTATTAAAAAACAAGCATTAGCCAATTATATTTCAAGAATATTTAAAAAATATACAGGTAAAGATATTGGTGTTAATATGATTAGAAAATTAGTTGTTAGTGATAGATTCGCCGAAATTGATAAAGAACAAAAAAAATTAGCAAAAGAAATGGGACATAATTATAAAACTCAACAAAATTATTTAAAATATTCTGATGAAAATTTATCTTATTAATTTTTAATACAATTACATTCAGATTTTTTCTCATCACATTCTTCACAATTATCTTTAATAATATTTTCTTCATCACTTCCTTCATCTAAATAAAAATCAAAATTATCATTTGATTCTAATTGACTTAATATACCCTCACACCAATCACGTAATTCTTCAATATAACATTCTTTATCTCCTTCATCAAGTTCATTATTAACTATATCAACAATTTTGCTAATAAAATCATCTAATTCTAATTTTTCATTCATATATATTTTATATATATTTATTTATTAATCTTTAATTTCTAAATTTATAAATTTTGTTAATTTATATATTATAGCACTTTCTTTATCACAAACTGTTAATTCTCCCGATGGATTAACAATTTCTGTTGTTATATCAGTAATAGTTCTTTTTTGTGTAACTGTAAATTCTATTTGATCTTCTTCACTTACATAATAATCTCCAAATTGATTTGAACGTGGAACAATAGCAATTATTGGATATTTTGATTTTGAATTAGAATAATTAGATTGGTCTAATATTGAACTTCTAACAACATAATGTGAAGAACTCATTTTTTTTGGAAGATTATCCGCAAATATTTCTGTTGATGAACAATTTTCTTCAATATTAGGTGGTAAATCAAAAGTTAATTTACCTCCTGAGTCAAAATCAGGGATTAAACTTAACGCAGGTTGTAAGTTATACATTTTAGCACCAAATACATTTCTTGTAAAATCTAATACATCAATTGAATTAACTAATGCGTTTGTAGTGGATACAGTAGAATTAAATTTAGTATTATCAAATCTTGTTTGTCTATTTATTTCTAAATTACTTGTATTAAATTGTTTATAAGAAAAACCTAATATATTTAATAATGATTTACTCCATTGTGATTCTGTTAAATTAGTATTATCAATATATAAACCACTTTGACAATCAAATATTTTATTTCTTTCAATATTTCTATTAATAATTCTAAATTTATCTTTTGAATATTCAAATAATATCATTTCATATGGCTTCATGTTTGGCGTAAAACTAAAACCAGTTAAATATTTATTTATTTTATAAACTTCTTGACCTCCTTGTATAATAGGAATATCAATTATATCACTAGCATTAGTAAAACCTGAATTAAAAAAATTAGCAGTAAATTCAGGAGTATGTAAACGTGATATACTGAAACGTTCTTCTACATCATTAAATTTTATTAATGGATCATATGCTCCTAAATATACTTGTCTTATTGTTCTTGCTGTGTCTAATATTGAACCGCTTGTTGCTTCATAAAAATCTATATATTGAGATGTCTCACTAATTCTATCCATTTGTAATTCCATATATCCAGTAAATAAACTTATACATAATGTAGAATAACTGTTAAAATGCCAGTCCCAACCTGTCCGAGTTCCTGCTACTAATTTATCAGAAGCATTAAACATTTCAGGTCTTAATGTATTAGCAATTTTAAAAGCCAAATAATCTTCACCATCTGTATGTCTATATTTTATTCCAAATCCATTTATTAAATCACTAAAGTTTACTCTATCCGCACCATTATTAATATCCATTCCATTATTTTCTTGTGTTTTATCATATTTAATAAATAATGGAAAACTTCTAAAATCCGTTAAACTTGTTGAGTTATCAGTCATATAATTATCATTACCTAAATCAGAACCTCCTAATTGTGAAGCATTAATATGTATAAATCTAGAATTATTTACACTTACATTTGAATCACTCATATAATCAAATAATTCAGGATAAAATTCTTGTGATTTAAATAAATTAGATAAATCATTTAATTGGTCACTCATTTGATAATTTGCTTCTGCTACTGTAAATTTTTGGTCTGTTACTAATATAGGTTGATCACTCGCACTTTTATCAATTTCAATTAAAACTTGCCATGGATGCTCCCAAGGGTTTTGTGTTGGAACGTCTGCTGTATTTCTTACTAGTCTACCATTTTCAAATATCTCAGGTCTTTTAACTCCAATTGACATATAAGAATTATCATAATCAATGGCATCTTCTTCACTATAAGATATTGATGGAGTTGGTGATATTATTCCGTGAAAAAATGATATATAATTATTTCTTCTAAAACTTTTCTCATTGGCTGCTGTAAAAAATTTATAAGTTTCTGATTCTATATTTGGATATAATTCAATATCATTATCAAATGTAGTTCCATCAGGTTTAATAATATTATTAGTATTTTTTGGTAAAATTTTTTTTAATTGATTAGTTAAATTATATGCTATATTACTTGGTGTATCAAATCCTTGTTCTGTTGATAAAATTTTTGTTTCTTTATATTTAATATAATAATTAAAAGCAGGATCATTATTTGAAGTAAATGAAGCAGAAGATAAAACTCCAAATTGATTTGTTTTTTTTAAAAATATTGTAAATTTTGAATTATCATTTTTTGGTTTTAATGCTTGAAAACTTGTACCATCTGCTAATTGATATGAAGCATTTATATAATCCGCCATTGCCACCCTATCAAGATTTGAAACATTACTATAACACATACCTGAATTTAATTGATCTACATAAAGCCAATTTTGTAAATAGTCAGTTGGATTACTTGAATCTTGTTGTTCTACTAAAAATTTTCTTGGAAGAAAATAATAATTTTCACCATTACAAGTTTTATAATAATTAAATGTAATAAAACTTTCAGTATCTTTTAATGTTCTTGTTTCTGTAATATCTGACACATTAACAGTTTGATGAGAATAAGGTTGAATATTTTCTGAAGCATTTGTTAAAATAATTGATGTATTAACATAACTTATAACATCTTCTTGTTCTCTTCCTCTAAACTCAATAACATCGCCACCTGCTCCACGTTGATTTATATATGCGGAATGTAAACTAATTTTATCACCAACATCTAATGTTATAGCGGTTGTTAATTTATTAGTAAATATTGATGTTTCTGATTCATTTCCTCCAACAACTTCCTCAGATAAAACTCGATTACAATCTATTAAATTTGTTGTAACTAATATATTATTATCCATTATTATATATATAATTTATAAAAAAATATAAAATAAAATATCTTAAAAGAACCAAGATGAATTTTTATTATTTTTTGGTTCTTCTTTTTTTATTGTAATAAAATCATTATTATTTTTTATTTCATCTTTTAT